CCCTCGAGTCGTTCTTTGTAATTGCAAAAATTCGTTACAGGCTAAAACACGGTTTCCTTCACAACTTGGACAAATCTTCATCTCATCTTGTAGTGCTTGCCTACCATATCATCGCAGTCAACACGGTAGGTGTTCAAAACATTTACGTTTTCACACCGCTATAACCACGCGATTATTTGAACAAGTTATCGAAATGTCTCGCGGAACAGGTTTTTGCCGGCGTTCAGCTTACATTATACGGAAAAAACCATCGGCAAACTCTCCACATAAATTTTTAAGATACTGTGCTGGTTGGCCACACAACATCATCAGATGTGTTAGCATCCACCCGACTCAACAGGACCCTGTATTTTTTCCACAAAGGCAATGCTGCCGTTTCGTCTGCTGTCGCCATATCAAGGTCTACAGCATCTTGAAGCACAGATATCCTATCGGTCGCTACTGCAATTAACTCCGCTTTCTTCGCTGTGTTTACTGCAATTTTCTCCGCATTTTGTTCTGCTAGGATTTCTTCCGGCGTTTTGGGAGTGGGGGCAATCAGAGCGCCATTTACATAGGTATAACCCGGCCCCACGCTTTGCCAATCTTCGTCGCTAAGTTCGACAGCAGTGATACCTGAAATTGTAGGGATGCTATCTTCATCTAGGTACATGCCCACGATGTTGCCTGAAGAATCCACAGTAATATATTTCATTATAAAATTCCCATTAGGTTGATTTGGGTGGCTTGGTTGTTCGGGTTGTAGATTGATACCGAACCCGCCGCAATCGAGTTAATCCACATAGCAGAAGGCGTGCCTGACCCGGCTGGTATTAATGCTGTATAAAACACCTGTGGAACGGAAGAAAAGGAAAGTGGGTAAGTCCATGTAGTAGATGTGTTGGCAGCTACGGTTATGTTACCACGGCAGATTTGAAGGCCACCTGGGTAAGAATAATAGGCCCCGTTCCCATTACTTCCCGGCGAAAATGAAGAGTTAGACGCTTTGAGTCCAAGCGCTGTATTCATTTGAGATAGAGGGACGGCATGGGCGTTAGCCGTGGCAGTAGCCACAGAGAACACCTGAGTTGCCAGACCGGACAAGGCGGCTGCTAAAATATTCGTCCTCGCGGATGCCTGCGCTGCTGCACCAACGGCGGCAATCTCTGAAAGATAATTACCTGATTGCAGGAATATTTTTTTCAGAGCTGCAAGCACCTGAGCGTCGTTTGCTGGATCCAGAGTCAGGCCGCCGCTGGTTACTATATTGATGAGCTCACGTTGAACTGTATTAAACCAAGCAGCATCAATGATGGTTGGAGAAACTCCAGTAGCAACATTGCCATTCGTCCATTCACCATTGGCATCTGCCGTAGACGTAATACTCCCAATTTTTTGCATAGCAATGTCCTCGCCAGTTAAGGCGCTTAATTGATTTATCGAGGTTGGTTTAGTTAATTGCCGTAACCAAATAATACGATGGTGTGCGAAGGTGCCAATTTACTGAGGCGGCATTCAAGCCGCTTATTACCCCACGAACGCAATGGATCGCCAGCATAAGATTGCCCGGCCTGAGCGTAGGTGATAGTGGTTGAAGGCGCGGTAACCAGCCAGGTAAACGGCCAGTCATCGCCATTCAGGGCATCACCGCAAACTGACATGCCCGCTCTGGCCTGGCGAAAAAAGGTGACAGTAATGTCATATCCCATGGCCTTAGCCACACCGATAAAATAAGCCGCGGACTGCCCACCGGTGCTGAATAGCTTCGAAACAACCGATTTTTGTCGGATCGCGATACTGTCATTTTCCCCTATGGCACAGTCATCCGGAAGCCCGAGTGTTTTTTCCCAGTCGGTTAACATGATGGTCGCGGTGGCTGGGAATGCCCCGATTATCAGAGCCTCAGAATCTTCGTCATTTTGTTGATATGACTGGGCTAATGCCCGCATTACCGCACTCTGAACACCATCAGATTTTCGTGACCACACCAGGCCGGTCGGCATTAAATTCTGCAGCGCCGCCGTATAGTCTTCTAAAGTAAACCGGCTCATGTGTACGTCACCGTACCCCTTACCGGCAATTGCCCGGTCGCGGTGGTAATATTTGCCGAGGGAGAGGTCAGAATGAACCCGGCTGTTCCGCTGACATTACTGATGGCAATCAGCAGATCAGACAGATAGATCGTTGCCCCCTGTGGATTTCCGGATTCAAACAGTACGCCGTCAATCGCTGCTGCAATTGCAGCCGTTGTTGTGCTGTCAGCCGAGGTCAACCCACTTATAGTAAAATTGATGGTTGTTTTAATCGGAGAACAGACATACACCAACGCAGTGACGGGTTGAATGGGGTAAATGTAGTCAGCGACCCTTTTCTGGTCTCCGGTTGCCTTGGTTCCTGACCAACTGTCGAGGGAAGAAATACCGTCACTGCCAACGGGAAAGCCATTGTTCGACGTATCAGTCCCGTCAATCATAATGTACACGCCGACTGTACCCGCCCCCATAAGCCTGCGTACCGTCCATGCCCGCGTTACGCCTGATACAGCAAGTGCCCAGGCTTCGTAATCATCATCGTTTCCGCCCTGAGGCGTATTCTGATAGGCCAGCAGTGTACGCGATCGGAAAGCATCTTCGGTTTCGATATCCGAACCGTCGGTAATGGCTGTGCTGATTGTCGCCGTCGAGTCAATGCCAGAAATACTGACATCCAGCGTCAGTTGGGTGCCCGCCGGGGTATTCCCTGCATCGCCGCCGCCGGTCGGGTCGTCATTGGGATCAGGAAGCACCGCAGTGATTGCACCAGTTGCTGTGCCTGAGGACCCGATATCGATCTCCGCATCTGTCGTGTACTGGTAACCATCCCCCCGGTTTAACACGGTCCCTGCCGGAAGAGTTGCCCCTGCTGTGCCGGTGAAAAGGGTCGCGTTGTTTGTCCCGGCGCGGGCTGCTTTTTGCGTCACGCTTTTTAACGCAGCCCACCCCGCCAGATTCTCATCCGTCGCACTCCATGGCACTGACTGCTTCGCTATCCAGTCAAGATAGCCATAATGGAGATAAGCCAGACCCGCATCCGCCGTTCCGATAATGTTCAGATTAGAAAACCGTAACGGCGTGCCTGTCCCTTTTAATTCTGATTCAATCGCGGCGAGGTTTCGCGCGCGCAGCTCGGTGAGCGTTGGCCGGTTGTATGGCATCGGTTAAGACTCCCAGACCCAGAAATAACGCTTCGACACAGCGTCCTGTCCCGGTTTTTGGTAGGTGATAAAAAGGTTAAGGCGGTTCGGATACACGATTTGTGTGACGGGCGTGATACTGGCGACCACACCGTCGTCGGTAAGCCATTTTAGCGCCTCAGCGGCAAAGTCCTGCGCTTTGTTTGCAACAACCAGCGTCAGTTTTTGTCGATTCAACAGCCAAAGGCGCGACCCGATGGGGTAATCCTGATCCTGATCGCCCCACCACCCGCGGCGGTTATCGCCGTCGTAATCATCATCTTCCCGCGCCAGCCGGTCAGTAAAAAGGCTGATTAAAATGGCAGTTTCAAGGTCATCGCCAGACTGCAGATCACCAGATGCCTCAGCCCAGTCGCCGACAGACTGTTCAGCATTCCACAGCGTTGTGATATCCGTCATTGAACCTGTTCCCCCGGTTTTTCACTAGTCGGTGATGAACTGCCGTTCTGCACATTTTTCACCACATGATTGTGAGTATTGTAGGTGTCGCGCAAATCTTTCAGCGTGGTGGTGTTGCTCCCAGAATTATCAATGATATCGCCGGAACACCTCAGAACGGGCGTATCCGCAAAAACCTCTTCTGAGGCAACGATCGTGACAGTGGTTGAATTAATGACCTTTACCGGCTGCCCGTTGGCATCAATTTCGATCCCGGTCTCTGTGAGTTTGATGTGTTGCCCCCACAGGTCATAAATGATGGTTTCACCCGGACTCAAGCCGGTTTTACGGCTGCCCTTATGACCGGAGGCAATCACTACCGCGTTTGAGCGGTCACCGGAAAGGTAGGCAATCAGCACGTCAGCGCCATCAGGCAATGAAGAGGAGAAACCAAACTCCATCAGGCGGGGCGTATCGCTGCGCACTTCCAGCGGCGTCTGATACTGCACTTTCTGGATCCCGCCATCATCATTTGTCAGTGATACGCTGCCCACGCCAAGCATCATCATCGCCCGGCGGTAAAGCGTGTTGAGCATTGTCATCTGTTCAGCTCCTGAATGACGTTGTAGAAACGATATGGCTGAACCGAGAACGCCGCCGGCGGCATCAGTACCATCTGCGCCACCGTGCCCTGGTCATCTTTGATAAATGTGACTTCCGCCAGCAGCCACAGCACGTCATTGATGCCCATCTTGGGGATGTTGACGGGGATCAGGGTATTGGGTTCCCACAACTTGCCCGCGCTGTCGCGCCAGTTATCAATGGTGACCTGCAGAACCTTAGAGCGGCCATAACGCCGGTTCATTTCCCAGTCAATCGCCTGCTGCGCCAGCGCAGTGGTGTTCATAGTGCTTTCAACAATGATGATCCGGTTCCGGTATCGCATTTTAGCAACGTCCGGATCATTCGCGGTGGCTTTGGTCACGGCGCCATAACCGCTGTCATCCACCAGCGGATTAACCGTCATTGAGACACCGGTGTACTCGGAAAACCGTTCATCCATCGAGGCCTCGTAGGCCGCCGCTTCAATGTTGATACCCTGCGCCACGCCGCTGGCGGCCTTCTTGGTCCCGACCCTTGTTAGATACAGACTGCCGTCCGGCAGGTCATAGTAGAGAAGCGCCGCCCAGCGCGTGATGCGGTCAATGATTTCCTGCGAGCTTTCTCCCCAGTTCAGCGTGAACTGGGGGACATTTTGCATATCGGTCACGTCGCTCGACACGGTGATCCCATAGGGTGCGGCCAGACGCTGCGCAATCTGCAACGGCGTAGCGCCGGTGATCACGTTGTTGTCCCATTTGGCAGAGCAGTCCACCAGGTCTTCACACTTGCTGCGTCCCGTTGCCCGAACTTCGTGCCTCGAGGCGGAGATCATCGGCGCCCACCGGTCGATGTAACCGGTAATGACAGTATCGCTCCCAAGCTTTACCACACAGGCATCGCCCTCTTTGACCAGTTGCTGACCATCACTGCCGGGAAATTCATCCATCAGCGAAAGGTCGAAATCGCTGGGAAGGTGATCAATGCTTCGGGTCACGCGCACAGAATCCCAGCCGGAAAGCACCTTGCCGCCGACGGTTAACGTCATCTCATCGTTCATGAAGAAAGCGCCCTGAAAGAAAGCGGCATAAATGCCGGATGGACAGGCTCGGCCATTTTTACCAGCCCTTCTGTTCGCCCCGCATCCTGATACAACCTGTTTGCCAGGTTAAGCGCAGGAAGCGCCGCGCTGAAAGTCACGGTGGACACGTTCGCCAGCTGCGCTCCTTTCTCCTGAAGCGTCGTTTTGACCGTTGTCTTCAGATCGGATAACTCGCTGAAGACATCGTCATACCCGGCATCAGCCGCCGCCAGAGACACCGTATCGATCACGCTGACCACGCGCTGAAGAAGTTCAGCAGCATCGTCATAGCTTACGGGCTCGTAAAGAGACGCCGCATAGGCCATTGCGCCAGCACTTAGCGTGATGAGATAAATTTGTGCCGCAGAAGCAATACTGCTGTCGCAGCTGTCCGGCCGGTAAGTGGTATCCGTGAATGCTGACAGTGTTTCAAACAGGCGAACCAGGTCTAACCCTTTGGCCTCACTGGACAGTAACGCGTTGATCACGGTCTGCGCGCCGCTGGCATACGCCGCTACGCTGACTGACGCCAGAAGGCTGGCCGTGACATCCTGAACTTCTGCCCGGTTTTCAACTGATGCCGCCATTTTCTGCGATACCAGAAGGTCATAATTATCCGTGTCTGCCGTCGTCGTCGTGGTATTTGTCGCGCCCGAGGCATTTCCGCCAACATCCCCCGTGTTGTAACGCCCGTAACGGGTGCTGCCGAACGTGGATTTCAGCGTATTACTGAGATTCGTCGCCTCATTTGCCGTGCGGGTCACCATGCTGGTCCAGAATGAAACCGTGCTTTTAAGCGTTTTTATTGCCTGCGTCACCGTGCGTAAATCAGAATTGACCTCCGCAATAAACGTGGCCGCCGTTTTGGCCGCCAGCGCCAGCCAGGTCGTCTGAACCGTTGAAGCGGCTGAGACCGCGCCGGTCACAGCAAAAACCCGAAGGCCGGACTCAATGACGGTGAGAGAGAATTCAAAAACCCGCTCGGCGTCTTTGGTTTCCCGTAGTTTCAGACCACCGTCGGGAATGCTGACCGTCAATTCGCCCAGCGTAGGATGCACCAGCGTACCAGCGCCCGCACTCTCACAGGCGGCGATAAGATTATCCCGCTGTGTCATAACATCAGCAGCGCTGTAGATCAGGCTGGACTGGATAATGAATCCGTTTAAGGTCAGACGGCGGGTAGAACGGCCCAAATCTTCGACCCAGACCGTATCGCGGTACGGGTATTCATGGACGGCCTGCCGGCGGCCAAAGTTGCCGTCTGCATCAATAATTGCAAAGGGCACGCCGCGAAATGACGCCGGATGAATGTGATCCTGCCAGTTCCAGCTGTCGCCCGAAAATCCTAACAGCGAAGACAGCGCGTTTTGTAACAGTGGCATCCTGTCCTCCAGAAAGAGAAAAACCGCCGAAGCGGGTCAGGTTGATATATCAGGGCATTGGCATTGCTGTGGTGATTTTGCCACCCGTGCCAGAGACTTTTTTTCGCTCTCCGGTTCGCTCATTAATCAGCGTTAACTCGATTTCACTTTTACTTTCTTTCAATGATTTAGATAAAGCATCAGCAAGTTGTTTCATGTCAACTCCACCACCAGATATTCCATTAGATCCGGCTGCAGGCGCGTTGATATTTGGCTCATTCCCTTTGCCTGTCTGGTTAATTTCAGAGTTCCCTGAATATCCTTGCGGTATTCTCCAGCGGGGATCGGTCATCGATGTATTGATACCATTATCAATATCACTTTCGCTGTAGGGCTGACTTCCATTTTCATGGCGGATCATGGCGGTCATCAGGCGCTTTAGGGTGGTTGGGTCACTCAAATCCAGTTTTTCATGCGCGCCAAAGCCCGTATCTTTGGTCACTGCATTGATATAGGCCTGTGAGTCATTTTCACTGGACGGGGCGTAGGTGTGGATAATGCCATAAGGCGTATCATTCCCCCTTCCACCATACAACTGCAGTTGCCTGCTCATCGCTGCCAGGCCATCGTTCGGGTTACTGAAAATAGGAAAACTGCCATCGTTACCCACTGCATTGGGTGCTGCGCGCAAGTTCCCAGGATTATTGTTCCGGATACCCCGTGCATTCCCGCTTCCCGGCTGATTGAACGATAATGGGGGTTCAACAGAAGATGGATCCTGCACATACAGCCCTTGCACATCCTGCTGTAACTGGCTGGCCTTATCCGTAGGGCCATAAAAACTGTTCAGTTTTTTGACCAGATCGCCGGAGGCGTACCCCAAACGGAGATCCAGTTTTTCATCCCACGACAGCGTTTTCTTAAACGCGTCATTTTTTTGAGCATCACGCAGCCGGTCGGCCTGCTTTCCCCCGCTGTTCCACGTCATCAGGGAACCCACCGTTGCGGCATCGAACCCGTGCTGCATGATCTGCGAAGCATCATCAAAACTTTTCTGAACTATCGGGGCCTGCCCCAGCCACGCCTGCCCCTTCATCAGCATGCCGTCCCACGACGCTGAAATCTGATTGACCTGGTTGCGGAATGCCAGCGCGTTCTGCACATCTTTATCAGAAAAAATCAGACCGTCACGCTGCGCCTGATCTTTAAGGCGCTGAACCTGATCGGTGCTTTGCCGCAGGTAGTTCAGAAGCTCGGGTGAGAACTGCCCCACCTGCGCAATCACGGCCTGCCGGGCGGGGGACTGCTGGAGCATGGCCTTATTCAGGTCATCCATCAGTTTTACAACATCAGCCATGCCCTCCTTAGTTTTGCTGATCTTGACGCCCATCTGTGCCAGAAGGGCGTTAAAAGGATCATCCCGACCGTTAAGCGCATCGTTGGCACGCTGGTAAAGACCGGTAACAGAGCTTTCCGCAGAATCCCGCGTTGCCCCGTTTTCAATCATGGCACCGGTCAGTTCCTGATAAGCCCGGGTCGTTGCGCTGATGTTTTTAGCGGTAGTATCAATTTTATACCCGGAATCCGCGTACTCTTTGATCCCCGTTTTGACACCGTTTATGACCGTGGCCAGGCCGCCTAATCCTAAAGTCAGGCCGCCCACCATTTTCAGCGGCGGTACAAGGTCCCCGACAAACTGCACACCATCCCGGGCGTTTTTTGCCAGTTTATTCAGGCGGTCACTGACTTCATCAAGGCCTTCTGCGGAACGGCGACCGCCGAGCTGCACAACTTTTTGGGCATCATTGAGCTGGGGAGTCAGTTTCTTCACCGCATCATCGATGTTCTGAATAGACTGAGAAACCTGATCGTCCGCTTTTAGCTGGAAATCAAACACATTAGCCATTAATCGCGTTCCTTTAACTTATTGATGCGCAATGCCTGATCCCGCCACCAGTTGAGTTTAGACCACGTCATCCGCCAGCCCTGATCCGGCCCCCAGCCGTAGTAATACGTCACATCGGCGATGCGTTCGCGCCACCGCCCGCCGTCGGGGAGAAGTTTAAAAAACCCAGCATGTAACCCTCGCAGCGTTTGTAGTCCGTAAAGGGCAGGCGGTTAATCACCTGCGCCGGAATGCCGGAGATTTCAGCGATAAGCGCGGACATCGCAGCCAGACCGCCTTTCACAGTCTGGGTTTTATAAAACTGGTCCACCTGGTCAAGACAGGGTTCACCAAGATCGATACCTGCCCAGTTTTGCTCCCCTTTGCCATCCTGAAGGGCTTTTGGCAGCACGATCACCGTGCTGCTTTCAACCGTCGTGACGGGGTCGGGGAGGTAATTCAAGAAGGTAAGAAGAAAACCCTCACAGTGTTTAAAAGTGGTAAACGGCATGCGCCTGACAACCTGCGGCGGGATCCCCGATAACAGCGAGATAAGGAGCCCCATCGCGGCCAGCGCGCCGTCCGCCTTCTGCTTATCAAAGAACTGATTCACTTCGATGAGCGCAGGTTCATGCAGTGAAATGATTTCCCAGACCAGTTTACCGCTGGCATCCGTCAGCGGTTTATCCAGAGGAATAACGATGCTTTTTTCCTGCTCTTCCACGATCAGCTCTCCACGACTGAGAAGCTTTCCCAGCGGACATCGAACACGGCGTCTTCACTGTCCACTTCCTGTGATTCGACTGTCCACATCCCGGTACCGATAATCGTTTTACCGTTGGCGAGTTCAGCCACCACGGTGACATCGGTCATGTCGTTAAAGTCAGCCACCGTGGTACCACCACTGTCACGAACCTGACAGGAGATATACGGCGCGGAGGGCTTTTCTTTATAGCCATGAACGCGGTCCATACCGGTCAGGGTTTCGCGTTTAACGGTTGAAGGACTGTATTTGAACTGCCCGGCGACCATGATTGTGACGCCATTGGTCGTCACCGACGCGGTGCCCGCCAGGCGGTTGGAGGTATCACCCATTGTTATTCCTTACGCCGCGGCTTGCAGGCGGAACTGGTTAAGAAGTGCAAATACGCGCAGCTGGTTGATCAGCACGCCGTCCCATAACACGTCTACACGGTTCGGGTTGGTCGTGCTTTTCGTCACAATCAGACCGGCGGCGAAGGCTTTGGAATCCTGCACATAGCCGTTGTATTCCAGCTGTGTGTACTGGGCGATCAGCTCTGCACGGATAATATTTGGCGTCACAATCGCGGATCCCGGCGCAAAGCGAGTACCGTCTGCGGCCAGCTTCATGCGCGCAAATTTCGACGTGATCTGCGTGCGGATAAAGCGGGTGACAAACATCAGCAGGAACAACGTTTCCACCTGCAGATAGCTGTCATCCGCATCCCCGTATTTATTGGTCTGATACGTGGTGATCAGGTTTTCCACCTGCACCGTGCTGTCATCAGCCACCGTGAAGGTCGAAATGCCGCTGTAAAGCAGGTTGTTGCGCTCGGTCAGCTCGAAACGTGAAGCCAGTGGCGGTGCCAGCACGCCGGCAATCGTGAGCGTTTGCAGGGGACGCCCCGGATCGTTGCGCAGACTCCCCGCGACCGCGCCCGTTGCAGCCGCGGCCCAGACATAAGCCGGCGTTGGTGAGTCATATACCCCCAGCAAAGAGGCATGCTGATCGTTGCGGGCTTCGCCGAGCGTGGTCAGTTGTCCATAGGTGCCAGACACAGCACCAAAGACGTGGCCGTAAAGCTGTGAAGCGTAGCTCCAGCGGCCGGTGCTGTCCGACAGCAAATTCTTCAGCGCATCGAGAGAAGTCGTGTCGGTGTAAGGAGTAACAATGAAATCAAAGGTCCGGTCGCCGAGGTTTGCCAGCGCCGTCGTCATGTCCGGTGCACCCGCCCCGCCGGTGAGTGCGGTAAGCGTAATACCCAGGCCATCAGGCGTAGCTTCCCAGCCCGCGCTGCCCAGATAATTCAGCCGCAAATCGATGCTGTTGCCGTGCGTACCCTTGTTTTTTGCCGTCAGCGTAATGACTCCGGCGGCCGATGCAGCCGTGACCGGCAACGCAATGGTGGCATTGATCGCCGCCGTCAGCGCTGTGGCCATCGTGGTCACGGTGTCAGTGCTCAACACCGTGGTCTGCACGCGCTGGCCCGCGACATACAGTGAAATCACGCCGGTTTCACTCGGTGCCGTGGTCAGCGTAATGGTGCCGGTCGCCGCCACCATCGATGTTCCATCAACCAGCGGCAGCAGATAAATCTCACCGGCAATGTCGTTGGCCAGATACGCCGTCATCTGGTTATGCAGCATTGAACCGGCACCATAGATACCAGCGGTGTTCGATGCTGATGATTCAATAACCGGGATATTGGGGTTTACCGCAGCATTCGTCAGCATCTGACCAATGATCAGGGTACGCTGCGTTGCCGTTGCGGTATTTGCCTGCGAGTTGTCAAACTCGGCATAGAAAAGCGGTGTCCGCAGATTGCTGGGGATATTTTGAAAGTTCATTAGCTCGCACTCCCGGTGTCCGTTGAAGCGGCTGATTTATCAGTGGTGGACGACGCGTCTGCGCCCTTTCCGGACGCCGGCGATTTCGCTGCAGGCGCGGAGGTATCAACGGTGATCACATCCCCGTCACGGAGCCGGCGGTTCCAGAACATACTTTCAGCGACCTCTGCCCCTTCTTCGGGCAAAAAGGTGCCTTTAACCGGGTCACGCACAGTGCACCCGGCTGCGGGTTTTACAAACATGGGATACTCCAGAATGTTATTGAGGCAGGTCGATGGTGACGCCGACTTCCGGCGTGCCGTCAGGTTCGATAATAGTGACGTCAATTCCCTGAAGCGGATCCGCTTCGATGGGGTAAAATTCTTCCGGGCCCTGGTAATACTCGATATCCAGTTCCATCAGCAACTGGGCGGTGTGCCCCTCACCACCGGCATTGACATCGATAGTAGAGCGCACCTGTAAAAACTGCTGAGTCTGTCGGGTCAGGTCATAGTTGTTGATCACCGCACGCTCGATTTGTTCGCGCAGCTGCTCCAGCGCCTCTTCCGCTTTTACCGCGCCGTTGTCCTGATCAAGGTCATCGAGCTCCTGCAGGCGGCCGGTGATCCGGACGGTGGTCACGGTCGTAAACTGCGGTACGTTACGCCCGAGGGAGTTTTTCACATCGAGAGGGGTTTGCACGAGAATAGCGGGATACATCTCCTCAGACGTGGGCCAGTCGCGCGGAGAATAAACCCGTTCAAGAGCATCTGTCTTCCCCGCAAGCGCGCCGATAACGAGCCCCCGCAAAGCTGCTGCATTCATACCTTCACCCTGTTAAGAATAAGCTTTGAGCCGCCGTGGCTGTCCGGCTGGATATCGGCGATGGTGAACAACGTATTCACCGGCTCGCCGCCGACCGTGCCGATAAACACCCTATCCCCCTTCTTCGGTGGAACGCGGAACTCACTGTCCAGCACGCCCAGGACGGGAGACGTCGTGTTTACCGTGCTGCCATCATCAAGAGGTTCAACCTCCTGCGTATAGGCGCGGTCGAAAATCCCGCTGATGGTATAAGCCGCACCACCGGCGGGCCGGAAATCAACCGGGTCACCAAACACCCCATGTAACGGCCTGAGCAGATGCTGATCCCAGTTGATGCTCATCAGGCCGCTCCGTTCTCAGGTGTCGGGGTTGCCGGGTCTGAGGTGGTAATGGTGGTTTGACTGTCTGTCTGGGTCACAGAAACTTCCTGCGGGCCAGCGCCTTCCAGCTCCTGCTGCAAATCAGACAGAGACCTCACGAAACCCAGCGCAATGAGGCGCTTTGAATCCGCTTCGGATAACTGGACACGCGTATTCTGAGCGTATTCCTCGCCGTCATGACGCAGATGTTTTCCTTTGAGAACAACCACGCTGACCAGGTCAACGGCCTCTGAGGCCGCTTCGGTTGTTTTATCTTTTGCCATGATCACACCACCGTCGCACAAAGGGATGCGTTAACCCGGCTTGGGATAACGATTGGGGAAGACTGCATCATCAGAAAGCGCTGGGCAGGGTCTTCTTTCAGCCAGCTTTTCGGTGCATAAGCCATCGGCCCATAGTTGAAGGCAGGATCCATAATTGCCCCGAAGGCTCGGGTGCCCATCAGATCAGCGCCAGACATGATCACCGAACCATCGGCAAGCATCGGGGTTTCAATGCCGGTATCCGGGTCAATGAACCAGTCGTTGTAAAGCCAGAGGTCAAACTGACCCCAGCGCCCTTTATATACCGCCCCCTTCTGCACACGTGCGCCGGCGTCAATCTGGTTACCGAACGGGCTCAGTGCAGGGAACACAATGGCGTTATCTTTGATGGTGGTGTCCAGGCGAAATGCCTTCCAGGACTTGTTGGTGAAAACCAGATCAGTCGGCGCAGCGCCAGACTTTTGCAACACCAGCGTCTGCCAGGTTTCAATGTCGTCAGAGGGCTGGGTGTTTGTCGCGCCGGCGGCGAGGCTCGTAGGCCATTTATCAGAACCACTGAGCGCAATGGTCAGGGAGGGGTCGCGGCCAAAGTCAACGACAGTGGTCGGGAAGCCTTCGCCTTTAATGGTGACGGTACCGGTTGACAGCGCACTGCATCCCATCCACTCGAGGCGGCGATTCAGAATATCGATCTGGTCACTCATCTCGAACTGGATGTTCAGCATTTCTCGCTCAGCGGCGGTGTATTCACCCCCAATGCGCTCGCCAATCTGGCGGCGGATAGGTTTACGCAGATCAGGCGCGCGCTTATCTTTGATGTAAGCAGGCTTGAACTTGTCGGTCTGATAGCGGCGACTTTCGACCAGCTTCCCCTCGACCAGCGGCGAGCAAAACGGCGCCATACGACGGAGACCCACATCCACATCGATCGCCACATATTCATCGTTGCTGGTCTCGATGTTTGGGAAAAAACGGTCGAGGATCCAGTTTTGTGACGTCATCAGGTTCGGAACCAGCCCGACGAGCGACACCGTATCGTAAATAGATTGAGACATAGCGTGTTCTCTCTGTGTCCCGACCTGCTGGCCGGGATAAAAAATGGATGCATAACGCCCTGCCCGGTAAAGGGCATGCGAAGAAGGCGATTTAAAGGGGAGCTACGTTTTAGCTGGCAGGTGCCTGAACACTGTCACGCAGGAAAATACCGTAAGGGCGGAGTGCCGTTTTAAGCGCGGCCAGCGTCCAGCTCGAATCAAAGGTAATACGGTTTTTATTGATTTCGGCCATCAGGTACACGCCGGCTAACGTGTCTGCAACGGTGGCATTCACATCATCGGCCAGAATAGCCTGTGGAACCTGACTACCATCGGTTGCTGTCGCCACGCTCAGGGTGTACTTACCCGATACAGTAATCACCCCCAGTACGGTACCGCGCTTATAGGTTGCTGAACTCCCCGTCAGAATCGTCACAGTATCTGACACAACCTGCAAAGGGCCGGACAGCAACTGATCCGGAATGAAGGTGTCATGCTGAACGCCGGGCACCCAGGCGTTTTGTCCTACCTGATTCACAGTCATTATTTTTTACCTTTTACCTGGTTGTAGAGAGCGGACGCAAGAGATACCACGGAGTTTGCTGAAGGACCACCGTTGTCAGCGTTACCCAACTGGTGATTTTCAACTTTAGACATGCGTTCATCCAGTGACATGCGGCGGGGCTGCGATGCGACCGGTGCTGGACCAGAACTCGCCATCACCCGGATTGCGGCGGCGGAACTCATGCCGGTGGTAATCGCCAGTGAAACGGCCAGAGGGCCTTTGCCTGCAGCAAATTTACTGCCGAGAATGCGGGAAATGCGATTGCGCTCGGCGCGGCGACCCTTTTTGACGTCACGATCATCTTCATCATCGTCACCGTCGTTTTCATCGCCTTCATCTTCATCGGCATCCGCATCGTCGTCATCATCATCAGCGCGACGGGATTTGGATTTTTTAGACTTTTCCTTGTCATTACCATCTTCGTCGTCAGAATCATCACCATCATCTTCTTCTGCACGCTGAGATTTTTTGGACTTGTCTTTATCATCCTGATCGTCGTTGTCGTCCTCTTCCGCACGACGGCCTTTGGCCTTTTTGGACTTTTCTTTTTCGTCTTCATCATCTTCTGACGCGTTAGCACCGCGGCCAAAAAGGTGACCAAAACCTCTGATTTTCATCGACATCGTTACTCTCCAACTAGTTGTAATAAATCGCGGAACGCCGCATCAGGCGAGGCCACTCGATCAGCCAGCCCCAGTTGCACACCGTCGGCGCCAAGGAAACAGGCGGCTTCGGTATCCCGGACGGTTTTCTCTGTGATCCCGCGATTGCGGGAGACGGTACTCACGAATAAGCGCCCCATTTCGTCAATATCTGACTGAATGGCTTTACGCGCCGTTTCGCTTAAAGGTTCATACGGATTGGACTCTGCCTTACGGTCGCCGTAGGTAATGATGGTGACCTGCAGACCGTCATTTTTAATTTTCTGCGACCAGTCAACGTGCATCACAATGACGCCGACAGAACCGACGCCGCCAGTACGCGGCACAATTATTTTGTCCGCCGCACTCGCCAGCGCGTAAGCCGCGGAATAGGCGCTTTCGGATAAAATGGCCCAGACCGGTTTACTGCCGCGCGCGGCATAAATCTCGTCTACCAGGTCAAAACACCCCGCGACTTCGCCGCCTGGCGAATCAATGTCCAGACAGATGGCTTTGACCTCACCGTCATTCAGCGCCCGCAGGAAGCAGGCGCGAATGCCGTCATAGCCCGTCATCCCGCTGTAAGGCCGCAAGGAGCCGAGCTTCTGCACCAATGTGCCCTGAACCGGGATAATGGCGATACCTTCCACCACGTCATAACCCGTGTCGCGGGCCTGCCGGGAGAATGAATCATCATCGTCATCCCAGTCCGACATCGACTGAATGCGCGTCAGGCCAAAGCGGTCAGTCAGCGCCGCCATGACCACTTCGGCCTTTCGGGGATGCAGCGCCAGCGGCGTATTAAACAGGCGCTGCGCTAAGTGCGGTAAATTCACTGTGCCTCCGGATCTTTAATTGTTTGAGGTGCAAAGGTGTCAGCCTGTCCCCATGTCGGAACCGGCAAACCGCGTTCTTTGAAGGCTTCGATTTCGCGGGCACGCTGATCGAGAAGCTCTTCCCAGTCTTCGCCGACGTTTTCTGAAACTTCCATTTCCAGCGTTGACATGCCGGAATCCATGCCGAGGATCGCGCCTTTTTTCTCAGCAACGGGGTCTACCCAACCACGTCCCGGCCCCATCCACTGCGCACGGCAATACGCCGCTTTGGCCGCCAGAAATTCCGGCGCGCCAGCAGGAAGAGGTACCTCGCCGATATCATGGAGTTCTTCGATAAAACTGCTGAAAATGGGCTGGGCAAAACCGCTGGCAAAATCGTCGCGCCGGCGCGTCAGGGTTTTCCAGGCTTCCAACATGGCGGAACGGGCTGAACTGTAATTCACATCAGACCAGTCCTGCGTTAACTGCTGGGTTGAAATGCCCAAGGCTGCGGCCACGTTACGTAATGCTGCACTTTCGAACGCCGCAAAGTTACTGGTTGGCCGTGCTGCGTTCACGGTGTCTATCTTTTCACCCGGCGCAAGGATTGGCATCCGCGCGCCACTTTGCAAAGAGATACGTTTATCATTGTGATAATTGGTACGCATGTCCTGATAAGCCAGCACGTCATCAGTCTGCAGTGAATCAGCGAACAGGCCAGGGTCATAAGGCGAGGTGATGTACGCACCAAACACGGCATTGAGAATTGAGGATTCCAGCTCTACCTCGTCGTATTTGATCAGCATTTTCAGACGCTGAACGATAGGCGTAAAAATACTGCTGCCCCGATGCTGTGCGGCGCGGTCGCCGTCAAAGTCATGCACGACAATCGGACGCCCCCACGCGGTTTCACGCCTGACGCGTTCCCACGTCATGGTTTTCTCAGCGCTCCACCAGTCGCCCATGTGGGCTTTGCGGATGTGATACGCCACCGGCACGCCGTCGTCGTCAATTTCCACGCCGCCGCGGATGTTCAGCATATCGAATACCTGCTGTGGGTTGCTCAGCCGATCCGGGTCAATAATCTGTATGGTCGTTGCATAACGCGCACGACCGTGCCCGAGCCGGTCCGTCCGGTATTGCAGAACCGCCAGCGCATCGCCGTCCACCAGCTTGTGGCGAAAAGCCAGACGCAACATCTGGGAAACCGTTTTTTTCCGCTCAACGTCGCAATAGCGTCCCGGGTCATTTGCCCAGTTACGCCACGCCGCCTCAACGGCCCGGCCGTACTCATCCGCCCATTTGGCATCAAAAGCTTTCAGGCCGGTTTGAAGTGCCAGCGCGCGATAATCCACTTTAGCGATCGGGCGAAAATTAGCCCCAACCGCATTGTCCAAAATGCGGGTTACGCTGCCTGATGCCCAGCCGTCATTTCTTGCCATGTCGCGAACGCGGGAAACGATGCGGTCGCGGTAGATGTTGACTTCGTTATCCGGCGACCAAAGCGCGGGCTGCCAGTTCGCCATCGCATCGCTGAATGAATCCGCAGCGTCATAAGGCACGCGGCCGGAACCGTTCAGCATGGAGGCCTTACGGTTCGATGGGGGTAAGGGCCGGCCGTTTGGCCCGAGAATTCTGACCTCTCCGCTATTCATCAATACCGAAACCTTAACGTCACGCGTGGACGTTTAACGATGCCTAACTGAGCCTGAAGAAGCTGGATCAGCGCGGTGAGCTGTCCAATATCTGTCTGTTGATAAGCGACCGAACGCGTGCCGTCGCCCTGCGTGTAAGAGAAAGACACACCCTTCGCACCCGTCGAAAGCTCGAGATAGGCCTGCTGTGCGCTGGTCAGCGCGGCCTGTAACTGGTCACGCGTCATCGCACCAGCCAATAGGCTGGAGTTGGGATTAAACATAGAGGTCCTTAAGCGAGGCGCTTATGCAAAGGTTTACGCTGAGGTTTTTCAGGTTCGGTAATAATGACGCCCGGTAGGCGCAGATTTTGCTTTTCTTCGGGATCGACCGGCGGAGGTAAAAGCTTACCGGCGTCTGCAGTGATACTGTCAGCTAACCCGTTGAGTTTCAGCCCCATATACATCAGGCCGCACAGCGCGCCGTAAGAATAGACCCGGCAGTCCAAGGCTTCGTTAGCCCTGCCCGGTAACTGCTCCCAAACACGGTATCGCTGCCCGCCGGCCGTTTTCGTAATCGAGCGCTCAGCCAGTAACTGGCCGAAATAGTTAAGGTCACGATCCACAGGAAAATGCATAAAGCCTGCTGAGGCGGTACCGGCTTCAGGGGGCTCAATATGCAACCTGGCCCGAACAGAATCTTTTGCCGCATTCACGCCCAGAATAATTGGCCGAAACTGCGCTTTACTGCGGGATGTGGGCTTTTTGGTCGGCCAGACCGGGGAGCGTTTACCCCCGCGGGCGGACTCACCTTTGATGGCCCAGATCCGACGACCCAGACGCTCTTTGGCAAACTCATAAACCTTCTGTGTGTGATGACCGCCGGAGTCCATGCAGGCCGCCATTAAGGTGAAACCGCGACCGTCGGCGCGCCGCCATACCTGCTTGAGATAGGCATCAAGCCTTTTCCATGGTTCATCGGTTTCGAGATCCCCCTCGATGACGTCATAGGCAATCGACCAGCTTTCTTCGTTGCGGCCCCAGCCCACCACTTCAATTTCGAAGCGCCCGTCCTGCGTATCAATGCCGGCAGTGATCGCCGCAACGCCGTCAGGGACTTCTGCGGCGTAGACCTCACACCGCTCAACCAGTTTTCTTTCACTCAGCGCTTTTTCACCGCGGTCTTCGTAGACTTCCCCCAAGACCAGGTTGATAAACGTCTGACGCATCAGCGCATCGTCCTTCACCCTCAGCCATTCGGCCACCAGGTGTTTCCAGGCGGCATTCGGAAAAAGACTGTAACCAGCCCAGATATGAAATCCTGCGTGCCCCTTAAAAGGCCGCGTGGCGCGCCACTCCCCCTGTTTCACCATCACTGACAGGTCATTGTGATGTATCACGCACCCGGAGTGCCGGCAGACGTAATAGGCCGTTTCCGGTAAACCATTTCCCTCTTCGTCTTTATCCCACTTGATGCCGTATGGCGTATCCGGGCCGCCCCATTCCAGAACCTGAAACTCACCGCAGTGTGGGCAAGGTACGTTGAATTTGCGCTGGTCACTTTCGCTATACGCCTTTTCAATACGTGATATACCCTTCACCGTTGGGGTCGAGCCCAGCACTATTTTGCGGTTCCAGAAGGTTTCGGAACGTTTGATACCCAGGGCAATCTGATCACCCTCAGTACCGGCACCGCCGGAGGGATACCCGTCAACTTCATCGAACAAAATCACGCGGCAGGTGATACGACGGAAGCCACCCGGACTATTGGCCCCCACGAGCGTCAGGTTTGAGCCATTGAGAAACTGTTTTTTAAGGATGGTTTGGTTACTGTCTTTTGCCTTACTGTCCCCGGCAATAGCTGCCAATACCGGTGTATCACGCAGCATCGGCGCTATTTCGGTTTTGCTGTAATCCTCGGCATCTTCTACGCGAGGCTGCACAACCAATATCGGTGAAGGATCATGCTGGAGGTAATAGCCGACAACATGATCGAGAATTTTGGTGTAACCCACGCGGGCTGATTTCATAACAGAAACCTGCGTCACCAGTGGGTCGGTGATGGCGTCCATCATGCCATCCTGATAACCAAAGGAGCGGAACCGCCCCGTTTGTGCACTGGTCTCTTTTGACAAGACGGCGTATGTATTGGCCCACTGGCTTAATGAGAGAGGCTCCGGCGGCGCAACGTCTGCCCGCCGCTGCCTCAACTCTCCGATGAAGTTTGACCACGCACCGGAATTAGTCACCGCCTCGTTTGTCATCTGCATCAAGGCTCAACTCCTCCATTGCCTCATGAACCACCTCCTGCAGCGCCGACACGAACTCTGCATCACTGGTGGTCGAGGCAAGCACCCGCAAGCGGGGGCCATGTTCGGGAGCAATTGCAATGAGACGGGTACGCATGCGGGAATACTCTTGCCCAACGGCGGCGATCATCTCTTTGTAAGGGAGTACCTGGCCCGATTTAATCTCGTATTCAAGCTGGGTAAGTAAAGCCAGAAAGTTTTCTTTCAACGTCCGGGCTTCATCGAGCGTCATCTTGGCACCGCTGTCAGCGATCATGCGCTCGACAATTTTAGTTGGCGACTCATGATGATCTGCCGGCGTTTTGTTACCCAAGTTGTTACCCTTGGACTTGTTACCTACTCTGTTACCCTGCTTGTTACCTACGGTACTTTTATCGTTTTTTTTCGCGGGCCGGGTAACAGTTTTTCTATACCGTTCAATGTTGGCATTTGATGCCTTCACATCAATGTCATCACCATCAAGAACCAGCCAACCACGGGCTTTCCAGGTGGTTACCGTCTTGCGGCTGACACCGTGAAGTTTGGCAAAATCTGACTGGTTCATGTGTTACCTCAGTTGTTACCTGTTACCCAAATTTCAAAATTTCATAGCTAGACGCAGAACGCGGCGCGCAATGCCCGTGCAATAGAAAGGTCCGGGGAAGGACCCATTTTTTATTGAGAGTCATTATCAAATGGCGTAACGTTGCCATCCATGCCAGACAGTCGAGAGTGGTTCTCTCTGAACGCTTTGTTCTCAACCTCGCGCTGGTTTAAGACTTCTGCCCAGTCCATGAGTGTTCGATGTGGACACACACGCAGTGGCATCGCGCCTGAGATATGTACCCCATCCTTCAGTGTATCCGCGCCAGCAACCCATGTTTGTTGCTCAATCTCTTCAATGAGCGCGGCGATGGTAGAGACTGAATCACGGGCCGCATTCAGATCTTGTAAGGCTTTTCCTGCCTGCGTGCAGGGATGCTCACCCTCACTGTCACACCCTGAATCAGATGATTCACCTGTGATAATTTTGTGAAGTCTTTTTATGCGTCGGCGGATTTCCGATAAATGACGACTGACATCCCCTGATAGCCTGAACAAATCCTGCAGTAATTCATTAGAATTTTCTAACGCTGAATACCCGGCGTGCACAACACCTGCCAGTTCGGCGGTTCGTGCGCTGGTGAGGTTGATGGTTTCGCCCCCATCCAAATCAAATCTTACGCCAGCTTCATAACAAATAAGCTTATCCAGCGTCGCGCAGGCTGAATCAAACCATGGAGCATTTGCAGAGCCAGCCTTGCAACCATTGTTAATATTATTCATAAATTCCTCACTTAGCTGTTTTCAACGCCTCACCGATCGCCTTGCTCAACGCCCCCGGCATCAGACCTGCTGCCATCTTCTCTGCCCTGTCCATGTAACCCAGTGTCGGTTTGACAGGAAGAGCATCACCGAAACGAATGAGCAACTTCGGGGCTGGCCGAGGATCGCGCGCACGATGCTTACCATTTGCTGAGCGTTTACGCCGCTTCTTACCTTTCTTGCCTTTTTTGGCCTTTACCCGCTGCCATACGCCATTTACATCACCACCGTATCTGGTAGTTAGCTCACCAACGAATACATCTGGCTTAGCCTTGAGTTGGGAAAGCTTATTACGAGGCAGGTTCCCATATTTATTGAGCTTGATATCTTTCGGGTTTAAAAGCGCCTGACCGTTCAGTTTGTGCTGACCGCCAAACTCAAAAGGCTCCAGATATCCCGCGGCGGTATTCATGACGAAAACCTTCGCTGTCAGATTATCCTTGCGCGCGCCGGATGATTTAACCGAGTTAACCGTAAACGGCGTCGGGTTCTCCAATTTGCGCTGGAAAGCCGTCTTCTCTGCCGCTGCTATCTGCCGTGCGACGCTGGTCAGCGCCTGTGCTGTGGCAAACGGGATTTGCTTCTTGAGTTTTTGTAACTCCTTGGATAGGTCACGAAAATCAGCCATTCCCAATCCTCTAGAATTCATCAAAGTTCATTATCGATGGCTCTCACCGAAAGCCATCTGTAATGCCAGCTTAACTGATGAATTTATTTTTCAGAGCAACCAGATCGGCTTCTGCATCTTTGCCCAGAACTTCAATACCGTGCTCGATAAACGCGATGGCTTTATCGAAATCAGCTTTCATGGTTGCCAGTGGGGATAATGTCACTGGTGCGGCGTCAGCTGCTGGCGCTGGATTAACCACTTCAGCTACAGGTACTGGAACGGCAACGAAATAAACCTGAATGCTCGCCTTGGTGCCGTCAGCGGCGGTTGCCGTTAACGTCGAAGCGCCGACGGTGGAACTGACCAGGCTTGCAGTGATCTGGCCGTTTGCATCAGTCAGTGCGCTGGTTGGTGTGACAGTCGCGCCATTGTCCGCAGTAAAGTTCACTACGGCTCCGGGCTGAATGGCATCGGCATTATCGGTCAATGTTGCTTGTACTGTATTTGCAGCCGCGCCGTCGGCCAGCTGGCTGGTGATAATCGAAACGAGCGCTAATTTCACGGTATTTTCCTTCGGTTGAATTTCAGTCACTGCGACTGGGGTGTAAAAGAAACTGATGAGCCATAGAAATATGCTCTTTAGCTTTGTCATTTCTGTCTGGCCTCTTCGATTTGCTTGATGCCTGATATCTGGGTGTTGCAGTTCTGCAGGTCGGTCAGCAGCAATTCGTTCCATTGCACCGACGCACCATAAGTTAGCGGGTCACTTGGTGGTGGCGACGGCTGGCACAGAACCAGAAGGCTGGCGGGTATCGGCGTTACTGGCACTTTGACGTACTGAGTTGTAACGGTTGAGCACCCGGTCATTTGCGCGAGCAGGCACAACAACAGGAGCGCAAGCATCGCCCGCAAGAGCAGCTTTGATGTCAGTCTGGGCTGCCTGTGAGTCCAATGTGTTCGCATGTTGCTCATTCAAAGTTGACCCTGCGATAGTGTTGAAGATGCTCACGGCCTGCACCTGCGCATTCAGTGTGAATTCCGCTGAATTCTTGGCTTGGTTAGCCACTGAGATTTCTGACTGCTGGCTGAGGGTCTTGCCGTAGTAATGGAAAGCTGCCCAGAGCAGAACGCCGATCATGAGAAACAGCAGTGCGGTGATGACAATTCGGAACCAGTTGATCATGGTATCAATACCCCCAGAATCCAGACAGGCACCCACCACCGAGCCCTTAAGCCACCCAAGACCATCAGGAAGGCTATCAAGCAGATAATTCCACCCATGACTCACTCCCCAAGACAGAGCGCTCTTTCTTTATCGCGGCGAATTACCAGGCCCGGCAATTTTTTACCGCCACCATTTACGAAATCAGGCAGGTGGTTGCACATCATCGGCCAGTTACCGGCTTGTGCGTATTTATGGATAGATGTTTCGAAGCGTGCCTTGCGCGCGGGGCTGTAATAACTGCGCATGCTGGAACAGCCCATGTTGAAGGTGGCCGATGTCATGGCGCTGAACTGGTTATCGTTCATGTCCCGACCACGGAAATACGTGTTTATGCATTTTTCCGCGTCCAAAATATTTTTCTGCCAGTCGGCGGCGATCTGCTGATCGGTTTTCCGCGTGCCTGGTATCACGTCGTGGGTATTCCCTATTCCATCACTCAGCACACCAGCAGGGCAATAATAGGGTTCTCGTCGACACGCTTCAGCGTTACCCATTAGTTCGAGGCCGTGCTCGTTGGTTCTTACCTGACCGCCAGAAACCACTATCGCGATAATTGCCATGACGGAACACACAGCGCCAGCAGCACCGACTTTTCTGTTGTACGCCATGGTTATTCACCACCTTTTGTTCTGAAAAGACCGCGTTTTTCTGGTGGCTGTTCGATAATTCCGGCATCGACACCTTTCTCATAGGCCCGCGTTCTGCGCCAATCAAAATAGGTGCTCGTGAGAAACGTCGCGATACCAATGAGGAAGCCACCAATGACCGCTATCTGGTTCCAGTCGACATGATGCAGCCAATTAGTCAGACCACCGACAAACACCAGGAACGCAGAAACGCAGTACGAGAAGAATGCCGCTATTTTTTCTGGGACCATTTTCATAAGTTCCCACCTCCCATAAGTGAATGGGCTGTGTTTCTGTAGTCATAAAAAAGGCCACGCAAATGCGCAGCCTGAAATTTTTGCCACTTCTCGCAGTGGCCGCGCTCATGCCCTTGAGTCATCTGCCGCATCATCGCCGCTAATAACCGGTGCCCGTTTGGCTTGCGAGCTGCTTTACCGGAACTGTTTTTAATCTAAGAACCTTGACCCGTCGTTACACAGGCTCGCTTCAATGAGCGACTCAGGGCAGCATCATGACTGCTGCGTAGGCTGACGCCTGCGGTCTAACCGTTTACTTATGCATTTTACTATCCCCCAGAAACGACAAAACCCCGCCGGAGCGAGGTTTGTTTTCATTAATGGCAAAATATCAAATATGCTTAAAATATGCAGCAATCTGTTCATTTTTGCAAGTATTAAGTCGTTAAAATCTTGGAACGTGCATCACTTCTTTTACATGAAATAGCTCTTAACGCTGATCTATCCAGATCTTCGCAAAGGTCGATTAACTCTTCCCACTGAGAAGCATAATTCTCAGCCCAGTTTGTTTTGCTTACGCCGGTAAGCTTTGCCAGTTCGCCTGGATAATAGAATTTACCGATCCGGCCGGTTTCTTCGGTCGTGTACTGCTGAACCGCGAGCCAGACAAGTGAAGATAAACGGGCACGTTTTTTCGCTGTGACCTTTCTGGCGCTGAGTTTTCTTTCAAACTCAGACCAGATGAATTTACAGATGGTTACCTGATGATCGAAACTCAGGTCATACCCATAGCAGTATCGCAGCCAGGAGGAATTCTCTTCGTCGAGAGCTGAGAGTGCGCGGCGCCAGCTGCTCGAACAGAAAGTGATTTCATTAATCGGCGGGAACGGCCTGACACGAGATCGAGTTTCGGAACAGCTGACCGGGTCAACGTCGGCGCTGACGCGGCTTTTATCCATAACGATGAAATGCTGGCGCTTCCGCTTTTTACTGGATGTGTCTGCTGGCGCATGATCTTCAAAAGCGGCAAGCTGCCCCTTGGTAGCGCCGCAGTAGTTGGCAAGTGCGATGATCACGCGTTCTCTGATGTATTCAATATTCATGCTGTCTCCACACTTATTTTTGCTTGCCGGTAGCGATAACACCCATCGCCAGCGCGCGGTCTAATGTCTTCAGCACCAGAAATTCCTGTGTACCGTGCTCTTCTTCCCAAGCCGGGGTATTCGCATGAAGTGAGTCGTGACACCGTCTGCACAGCGGGATCACAAACAGGTCATGCGCTTTTGTCGCCATTCCACCAAATCCATTGCCGGTGATGTGGTGCGGATCATCGGACCCGTTACCACAGGCACAGCACGGCTGGCGCTTTACCCATTGGGTGTATTTCGTGTTTTCGTACCGACGGGGCTTCGGAATACGGAAGTATGATTCCGGTGTCTCCGGATCGATTGCCAGCGCCAGCACCGGTTTTATGTTGTTCGCCAGTTCTTCACGGGGTTGCTTCTCCCACGGGTTGACGTCAGCCTCTTTACGCTGGCCGCCGGGCGGGTTGTATTTCATTCCCAGTGCCGCGCAGACCACTTCTTCCGGCAGCTGGTGAACCAGCCCTTTCGAAACTGCCCACCAGCACAATTCTTGCAAGGTCAGGTGACGTCCATCCGGCAGGCCATACCGGTACCGGATTGCCTCAGTGACAAATTCGGCGGCGTTCGCCAGCGCGATAGCATCCAGTTTTGGCGATTCTTTTTCCCGAAACTCGTTGTCATGCGCCCAGCACAGACAGACCACGCCACGACCGCGCGGAACCTGCACCAGCTCATGGTGATGGTATTCTCCGTTGTAATCCGGGCACTGACAGACGCGGTGGCGCTTAACCCACAGCGTCAGTGCCGCCATGCCGCCGACTTTGGCAATGACCGCCGGGGAAGACAGGAAACCAGACAGGCGCGGATCCCGTGAAAGTGACTGGGCTTCAACCGGTACCAGACCGTCAGGCATGGTATGCAGGTCAGCGGGTTCGTTGGTGATCAGCAGGCGTTTACTGCTGAAGAACTTCACCATGTCCGCCGGCAGCGCGAACTGCACGATCCCCAGTTCCCTCTGAGGAAACGGTTTTAACAATGCTCTCATTCAATCCCCGTTAGGCCGCTGCGGCCGTTACCATCAGCCTGATCAGTTCCTGAACCTTCGATTCATAGAAATGAGGCTGCGTTTCTCTTGGGTTGTTCGGGCTGGTGATGTTTTTCCCGTACTGCAAACCCTTCGATGTCACAGACCAGAATTGCTTCTCGCCGTTTTTGGCTTTAGCTGAATTGCTTGGTCGGGTGCGGCGTTCGACAATGCCCAGGCGCGCGAGGCGTTTATAGGCTTCTACCGGAGTGACAGGGATTGAATACTGTTTGAGAACAGTGCTGAGGGACATTGTCGGGCGGCTGGATCCGTCAACGGCATCGCTCGGGGCATCGATGGCGTAATCAGGGGTCAGGTTTGGAAGACCGGCGGCGGCCTGCAACTTCTGGCACGCGCCGAGAACTGAAGAGTTGGAGAGGTTAAGCTCTTTACGCATGAAGCCAAGCAGCGTAACACCGGCCAGCATCATGTCGTTGGCGCCGGAACCGCGGGCACTTGATGCAACAGCGTCAAAGGTACGAATAACTTTCAGGTTAAATGCAGCGCTGATCCACATGGCGTAAGCGTAAACAAGTTCTTTGCAAACGTATACGCCCTGGTTGTTACCGCCGTTTATTACTCTAAGTGGTTGATTTTCTTCCAGAGAGGAAATTCCCTCTCTGCTTAATTCTTGAACAAGCTCTTGAGTTTGCTTGTTCTTCATCCAGTCACTTGGGCGGTGCTGGACTTTGTACCCTGCGGCACGGTGTAAATCATTGAGGCAGTAGCGGCCATCTTTATCCAGACGAACAGAAACACCCTCAATTACGAGGAACTGATTCATAGATAACTCCACACTTTAAGTTTTAATGACTCCCTTTCGGCTGCACACCGACTGCACAGAGAGCGTTCTTTGCACTGTATAAAACTACAACTGGTTATCTGTATAGGCAACATAAAATATCCCCGATAATAATAGGCTGGGGAGTAAGTTAGACTTACCCCCTTTAAAATCAGTGGATTGCGCTATCCTGTGCATCCAACCATTCACCACCAATCCCTTTAAAATCAATTGGATCGGCGCCAGCTTTTTCTACCTGATCAGCATGGTCACGCAGAAACTTAACGGTCTTGACGCGGTCGCTGTCTGTCAATGATTCGAATAGCCGTTCCCGGTGGTGAGTTGCCTGGGTGTAGCACTCGATAACCTGGATAAGCGAACCCTCAGCCTTCACCAATAAATCGACAATTTGAGCGGTATCCAACCCCTCTCCATCCAAAGCGGCTGCCGTTAATCTGTCCCCCTTGACTGCTCGATAGATGCACTCAAGTAAGTCAATGGAGTAGCGGGCATAGTGCTCTTTATTTTTCATTGCCTTTTCCTTGCAAAGAGAAAACCAATGGGCATTCGGTGATAACTCGGATGTAAAATTCAGGGCTAATCCACATTGCATATGCAAATATCAACTCTTTGCAGGCAAATGTTCCTGATAAAATCCCACCATGGTTAACGTGAATTACGACTGGTCTTATTGCCTCCAGTCCCTTAACCAATTTTTGGGTTAGGATATTTCTCAGCCAAAATCCTGGCTTATGCCGCTCTTCTCCACCTGCTGCCTTATGCAGATCATTAAGGCAATACAATTCACCATAAAATTGCCTGATTGGATTGTCATCGATATTCAAAAGGGTTTTCATGAGGCTCCCGTAAAATCACTGATGGTTATTTCCGCTTTGCCGCCTTTAGTCACCGGTCCCCATTCAACTGTCATGCGTTTGACCTGGCTGTCGTCCCTCCAGATCCCCGCATGGGTCAGGCCATCAAACAGCGCCTTCTGGAAATTATCTAAATCGCGTTTCGCCCTGTTCGGTGGGTAGAGAACCAGATGCACATCCAGTTCGGTCAGCAGCGCGGGCGGACGGCTGCGCAACTGCTGATAAATCGCCGCCAACACGTTCGACCGGAAGATCCGCCCGCGCTCGCTGATCAGGACGCCCTTTTGTGTAGAGCGCCAGTAACCGTTGACGCTTGGCGGGAATGGCAGGGTCAGTTTCATCATGAATTCTCCGCGTCGGTATAGGTGTCGCGGGTGACGGCGGCGACAGGAATACCGGCGGCTATGCTCTTGTTGGCGATTTCCATACTGATTTTCGCCAGCTTGCCTTCTGCGTTTTTAATGCGGTTTCGCGTGTTCAGCTCTTCCCGTTTCAGGTTTTCCAGTCCTTCCCGATGTTCAACTACTTCCCGGCGCAAGGATTTAAGTTCCCACTCGATTTTCTGCTCTCCCTCTGCGCGCGCGTTGATCCAGTCGAACGCATCAACAACCGCACCACAGCGCCGACATGTAAGCTGTCGAAGGCGTTCATCAACCAAAACATTCACATGGCCGCAACGATATGGCGCATGCTCTGGCTTATCGGCTTTGACAAGGTTGAGCATTTCTTTGATATCAGCGTTTGATTCAAAGCGTTTGGTGAAGGCCAGCACGTTTTCGCTGTCGTCTTTCGGTTCATCAATCACAATTCACCTCTCCTGCCTTGATCAGGCTATTCAGCACAGCGTCAGCATGTTCCCGCGCAGCGGTGTAGTCAGCCGTACAGTATTCACCAGTGATGGATATGGCCTTCAGATAATCACGGTAGGCATCGAGCCAGATTTTCTGGAATTCGTTCACGCGGCCACCTCCTGAAGGTAATCAGCGCCAGCAGTGATCAGGGCGTCACGGGAAACTGTGGTGAACTGCCCGCGCGGCTTGATGAATGGCCGCCAGATAACCAGCATGCTGCCCTTGCTGTTGCCGTTCTTGCCCGGTTTACCGGTCCCGGCGTTGATGAAGGACAGGCGCCCATCGGTGATAAAGCGGATTTCGTCGGCGGTAGTCAGCGCCAGCGAGAACCAGCCAGTTGATGTATCGGCGGGCAGCAGCATCACCACCGGCTGGTGCTGGGCGCGGCACTGCTCGGCGGCCTTCTCAACCCACGGAGTGATTGCGCTGTATGGCGGGTTACACCAGATTGCGCCGTAGCTTTCCCATTGAGCGGCCAGCGCGTCATCGGCTTCAGTAAGGTACCGGGCGCACAGTGCATTCTGGTGGTCGGCGGCAACATCGAGATAGAAACCAAATTCCAGATCCAGCGCGGTGAAGAATTCTACCGGCGTCTGCCAGCGGTCTTTATGCTCGATCGGTGTGGTGCTTGCGAATTCAGAAGTCATGCTGCTTTCACTCCCTGCTGGCGCTGGGCGCACTCTTTCCAAATCTTGGCCCACTTCGATATCGCGAAATCGGCGCGCATACTTCGGATGTTGGCTTTACTCGCTTCGGTGCAAACCAATTTTTCCAGCGCGCTCGGTGCTTTGGTCGCCGCAACACCGCTAATGAACCGGCGGTATGCCGCATCCCGCTCGGCTGCATCAACTGCAACTTCACCTTCCCGCTCCCACTTCCCGTTTTTGCGCGCTGGGCGGCCAGCACGATTCCAGGCGTTCGCGCCTTCGAGATAACCGGGGAACTTTGAAGGCTGGAACAGCGTTGACGGGCGCAGGTACTCGGCCATTTCCAGATCGCCGCCCCATTTGGCATGCATGTAATCAACCGTCAGCTGATGTTCTTCAGTGGTGAAGCCTTCACGCAGTCTGGCGCGGATGTTATCCAGTGAGGATTTGCTGACCTGATAGCGGGAGCCGGTGACCTGGTTCAGGTAGTTCAGAACCTGTTTAGCGTGATCAGTAATTTCGACTTCGGCGTCGGTCTGCGCAGCAGGCTGACAAGAGGTTTTATTATCTGATGGATCTTGTTTTGAATTTACTAACGGATCCCCCCCAGATTCTGGCGGGTGAAAACCGGTATTCGTGTTCGATTTTGATGCGTCGGATTTTGACCGGTCAGAATTTGAGGTGTCAGATTTTGATGCGTCAGAATCTGACGGTTCAGCAGCAGCACGAAGCTTCGCAATATTCAGCTGGTACATGTTCGACGTATTGCGGTTTCCCTTGCGGCGCTGGGTGCTGGTGATCCAGCCGTCTGCCTCAAGTTTGCCCAGCGTAGTGCGCACTGTGCTTTCACCTGCACCCAACTGGCGGGCAATGGTGGTGATCGACGGCCAGCACAGGCCTTCGTCAGAACTGAAGTCAGCGAGGCGCGCCATAATGGCCACCGCCGATATTTTCAAACCGGCAGCAGCGCAACCATCCCAAACGTATGCGGATAACTTAACGCTCATCGTAATTCCTCACTGCGGCGGCAAATCTACGGCTTGTGACCCGGCCTTTTTCAACCAGATAACGAGCCCTTGTTATTGAAACCCCGAAAATGGTGGCGATTTCAGCAAAGGTTTTTCCGTCTGCGCGAAGTGCGGCGGCAAAGAGATAACGACGCTCGGCCTCTGGAGATTTTGTGGTAATGACGGTATCGAGTAACTCTCGACGTGACAGGCGATTAGTCATGATCTTCTATCCTCTCAAACCGCGACTTGAATAGCTCAACGGGCTGGGCGCACTCATGCGGGTAACCGGCGCGCATGAAGATGACGCGATCCCCTGCTCTGTCGAAGCCCACGACGTGTACCACAACGCCCCGCCAATCCTTGTAACGCCTGTCCAGCTTTTGGATTTCTTCAGACATGCCGTCACCTTCTGGCTGCTCTGGCGGATGTAACCTACCCACCACGCCGCGAACTGGTAGTTGCAGGGCATCCACTCACCATCGATAATCACTTCATACGAGAAAGAGCGCGCGGCTCCGCCAGTCACTGACTTGCAGCGCATTTGCGGAACGCCAGCTTTTACGAGTAAACTGTTCATGCGTTAATTACTCCACACACGTTTTTAATGCGCCCGACGCCTCAAGCTGCACACTTGGGGCGTCACCCTTTCCGGCTTTCCGCTTTTTTCCAAACAGCGCCAGCACAGCCCGAACCTCTGCATCACGCGCGGCTAAATGACGACGGTGATATTTCATGATCTGCTCAGCTTCCGTCTCATCAATCACGCCATCTTCAAGCGATGACTGAATAATCATGTCAACGTGTCCCCGATGAGCAGCAGTGCGCATGCTCTTACTGAACAGCTCAACCTGATCCAGTTCTTCCAGCTGCGGAACGTCCACGAACAGACCGCCGCGGCGCTGGGAAAAATACTCAGCCAGATAACTGGTGCCGCTGATGTCTTCCATCGCTTCCATCTCAACAATTTCGAAGAACCGGCAGCCGTTTTTTTCGTACAGATTGTTGTTGAATCCGGCTTCTGACATGCCCAGAGCGCCAGCCATTGCCGACCGTCCGCCGGGATAGGCTTTGCACATCGCTTTAACTACTGATTTCAGGTCTACCATTTCTTATTTCCTTCGGTAGTTAAAGTTGGGTTGTTGGTGCGTTAATGTCTTGGGTGTGGGTACCACGAAGGTATTTCCAGTCAACGTCGGGGCGCAGATCCTCACAGGTAATGACACCATTAGTTACTTTTTCAATTTCAGGACAACGGTCAGACGGTATTGGGCGCACACCGTTTGCCCATTGATTTACTGTTGGTGAAGAAACGCCAAGAAGGCGCGCCATGGCTGATTGCCCGCCAACTACTCTGCAGGCGTTTTTGAATGCAACACTTGTCTCAGACATATTTCTTGATTCTCATCTGCGGTTTAATGTATTGCAGATATTAGGCGCAGCCTAATTCACAGTCAATAGGAATTGCCTAAGACAAAACTTATGTGGATTATTAGGCAATGCTTAGTGGTAAAGAATTGGGCCGAGCTATTGAGCAGGCCATTAACAAAAAAATCGCATCCGGTGCCGTAAAAACGAAGGTGGAGATCGCTCGACACTTCAAGATTAAAGCGCCGTCTATTCATGATTGGATAAAAAAAGGATCCATTTCAAAAGAAAAACTACCTGAACTTTGGAGTTATTTTTCTGATGTTGTTGGCCCAGAACATTGGGGACTTGGAGATGAGATTATTTCTAGAGAATCGTTGATTGAACGCGATCCTCAAGTTGATATTTTTTCGGAAAAATACATGTCTGCATCAGAGGAAAAGCGCGCCGTAGTTGATTTTGTTCTTCTTAGCAGTCAAGAAAAATTACCTGAATGGGTTGATAGCGATGCTAGGGCCTATGCCGACTCTCTTGAAGCTAAAGCAAGGAGGTGGTTGATCGACAAAAGGCGTCCAGGAGAGAAAAAGGCCAGCGCTTAAGTTGATTTGGTCTGATGGTGTCTTAATCCAATAAACATACGATCACAGTTGGTAATTATGAGTATTAAAACTGATACTGGCGAGCAAGAAGTCGTCACTTCTGTTACTTTTCAGGAACTGGCTGACTTTGTGTCACAGAAAAAAACATCTACTGGTAGATTTATGCAATGTCCTTTCTGCGGTGTGGACGCGTGGAGTATTCAACCAGACCTGAAAAATAACAACAAACCAATCATCCTAATGATGCCAGTTTTGGGGAATAATGCAGCTTCGATGTGGTTTTTCCCCTTCTCTTGCTCGAATTGCGGGCACACAGTTAACTTCAATGCGAAAACAGTTTCTGATGCGATATCAGCTAATAGGTATAAGTCATGATGCCATTTATCACAGAACCCAGAGCTATAGTGTTTCCGCTTATCGGGAATCTGTACAATTCTCATGGGAATTATTCTCGTGCTATGATGGCTAATAAATCATCAGATCATGGTGCACTCATGGGTAGTGAAGAAAACGACTTTTATTTTGACCTTAAGGCTGTAAGCGACTCCATTGACTCAGGTTTTATAAAAGAGCCAGAGTGGGTGTCCACGGATGAGGATTTCATTAAGTGGGTGAGGGGATTCGCTGCTGATGGTGAGTAATGTTTCCTATTCTAAAAATTTCCTAAGATTAGTTGCAGTTTTATCAGATGAAGAGCTTTATAAAATAAGGGTATTTTTATCAGCAGTCACTAATAAGCGAATTTTCGAACTTCCAGGGCGCAATAAACCATCTCTAGGGGTTAGCCATCGCCATGCTAATCGTAGCAGGCTGATCCAGTACGCAACTGAAAACCACTTATGGCACTATCACACCGGGCACGTTAACTACCGGAAAACCAATTCATTTGGCGACTGGACCTCGTCCCACGTCTTGCATTATCAAAACCTAAAGGCTGAAATTAAGTTAGTCCATTATGATAGCCATCCACCATTCATCCTCCCAGTAAAAAGCCTATTACTCTAATTATTATCCGGCATTGTGCCGGCTTTCATGCCTCTATATAGTCTCTCGCTCTAACACCATCCCTGCCAAGAATACTCAAAATAACGCCAATTATATTAGGCATAGCCTATTGACAACCAATTAGGCATCACCTACCATCATCCCATCAACGGCGAACAGGCAGGACGCCCACGCAGTAGCTGCCGATGGCGCATGAAGCATCGGATGATTCGTTGAAATGTCTATTGGAGATAGTGGGATGGATAAGCTTGATGTCGCATTAAAGCTGTACAGCCTAGCCTTTGTGACTTTCTTTCTGATTGGTGTAGCGATAAATCAAACCACCAAAAAAGAGTACCGCAAAACCATGCGGGAACTATGGAAGGAAGGTATCGGGATTTGGTTTTCAATGACCGTTGTTTTCTTGATTGTTCTAGGGTTGGCCTGGTTTCTTTTCAAAGTGATTTAGCCCAGTACAGCAGCTTAATGAGGTATCAGGATGGATAAGCAAGAGCCAAAAATTATTGCACCGGGTTATTCGGACAAAGAGCTGTCTGATTGGTTTAAAAACAAGCAGCGTTCCATACAAAGTCTTAATGCTCTTCAGAATGAAAAATCCATCTACGAAGAGAAATTTGCAGTGTTGAATTCTGCAATTGCCAGAGCTGAACGGGACGCGGCAATTGATGTTCAGGCTAAAAATATCGTCGCGGCGGCAATGTACCACCAGGAAAATGAAGTTGAAGCTAAAAAAGCTGATGACAGCACTCTGATTTCTGAATGGTCCGTACAAGTTTACACCGACAAAGTTCTCTTCAGGCGCATTAAAGATGGCGCAATGAAAGAAGCATATGCGCCAGTCTCGTTAGCAAAAGCAGCTGTATATGCAACGGCTATCGTGAATGGTCTTCGACCACCAAGAGATCTTTATCAGTGCGATATACCGACTGATTAAATTCAATTTGAACCAGGTTTGAACCTCGGGGTTTTACTCGGTAAAAGTCCAGGCCGCCAAAGTAAATTCGAGTGTCGGGGGGTAGGCCTTCAAGTTGCCTGAGAAGCGTACCTAAATCGATAGTGTGATCTTCAGTGATGTCCTTAGGTGACATTCGTAATTCCCTTCTTGGTTGTGTGAGAACTCCCAAGATACCACCGCCGCCTGAGGTGGAGAAGTGACCAGGCACACAACGGCAAGAACACTGGGGGGTTGAGGGACTCACTTACCATCAACCAACCACAGTACAGGTTTCCCAGTGTTCTTCCCGTTGTGGTGAATGCGCAGGCTGATGCGCGAAACCGAGTGCCGCCCATTGCCAGGGTATGGAACGGTGGGGATCAAGGCGAACAACCTCCCCGGCAAATGTAGGGATCAGCTCCTACCATCGCAATAGCCCGCCGATGGCTTAAAAATCCCGGGGCGGATGTCTGGCCAAACAATGGCAGTGACTGCGGGAAGTAGACCGCTGACGCCGGGAAAGACCGGCAACTAATTCAAAACTCATGCACCTGTCAGTCAGTACGGTGAGCATTTCAGGGCGAAAGACAGGATAGCCCGGCTGGTATGCCAGTAGCAGCGCTGAGGAAACCGAGCGCGGTAGGCCGCATACGGTATGAAAACCCGGTTGGTGCCCGTTATCCCACCACACAACGTAGAGAGCACTGGCGACTGACGGGCCCATAACCCAATCCAATCGTTTGCTGCTGCACACTCAATCAGTGCTCTCTACGTTGTGGCAAGCATCCGGTGATGGTCGGGTTCCCTACCCGATTGCGGGTTCAACTTCCGCCGCCCAATCAGATCGACGTGGAACCTCGATAATTGCTGTGTGTAGTTGCTTCGGCGGTGGCATGACTCTTCAACCATCCAACATCAGGGGGAGCGAAGATAATGTTCTGATCATGACCACCGCCAATTTTTTTCGCAGGCATAGACAAGGGCCGCTGGCCCCCACCCAGCACGCCCTGTGCATTACCGGCCGCCCTTGTCTATGTGTGTGAGTAATTCCCCGCGGTGTGCGCCGCGATAACGAGGACATGTTAATGGCTGAAAATCGTATGACCAACGTCCCGGAGTTTCTCTCCGAACTGGACGCCGGTATTTTCGAAAACAAAATCTCCGCCGCGCTGAATGCCGCAGCTCTGGGCGTTCTGAATAACGGCGGTAAAGGCAAAGTGACCATCGAGATTGATGTTTCCCGGATCAGTAATTCGATGGAAGAAAAACGCGTGATGCTGGCTCACAAATTGAAGTTCTCAGCACCAACGCCACGCGGGAAAACGTCTGAAGAAGACACCACCGAAACCCCAATGTACGTGGGCAAAGGCGGCAAGCTGACCATCATGCAGGAAGATCAAGGCCAGCTGTTCACCATCGGCGGAGATCCTGACGGCAAACTCCGCGACGCGCGATAAGCATCGTTTAACCTCTCCGATAAAAGGAAATTGTTATGTCTCAAGTTTTAGACGCATCAGCAATCAAAGAAGTCCGGGATATGTCCCTATCCGCACTGCTGGAAGAACGCCTGTCTTCAGCTGACTGCCCTGCTGTTGCTTTGCCGGAATCAGTCCGTATTCATTCACTTGAAAACCTGCAAGATGGCCGGTTCCGATTCCGCGGGAAAATGGAAACCGCCAGCATTCAGGATTTCTCCCGCTACTGCAAAGATTACGCCGGTGAAGGCGTTCGCAGTTTCATCAATGCGGACAACATGGCGGCGGTGACTGTGTTTAACCTCGGCACGCTGGCCGCACCAGGTCATGCAGATAACACCGCCGTCCTCAAGCTGAAACGTACTGCTCCATACCAGGCGTTATTGAACATCGACGGTGTTAAAAACTCGCAGAAAGAGCTGGCTGAATGGCTCGAAGACTGGTCTGAATTCCTGATTGCTTTTACCGCTGAAGGTGAAGTGATGGACATCAAGAAAGCGATCGGTGGTGTGCGCAAAATCACAATCGAAGCATCCAGCTCTGCGGATCATGAAGATAGCGATTTCAGTGCTAAGCGTTCCGTTATGGAAAGCGTGGAAGCCAAAAGCAAAGAAATTATGCCTGTGGCTTTCGAATTTAAATGTGTGCCGTATGAAGGCCTGGGTGACCGTCGATTCCGTCTGCGTTACAGCGTGCTAACCAGCGGTAATGCTCCAGTGCTGGTTCTGCGCATCGTCCAACTGGAAACCATTGAAGAACAAATGGCGACCGAGTTCCGCGAACTGCTGGAAACCAACTTCACCGACGTTGAAGTTGAAACGTTTATCGGCGAATTCAAAGCCTGATAGCGCAGCCTTAAATGCCCTGACTCATTGGGGCATTTAGTGAATCGTTATTACTGAAATTTAATTGCCATCACTGGCAAGGGATTCGTTCACGCCGAAATCAGCATAGGGGTTATTTCATGAAAACTGATATCGCCTTTTTCCTGGCTCTCGGCGTGGTTATGGCAATCACTTATTTGGGAATGCAGATATGAAAGAGCGCCCTATTTTATTCAACGCTGAGATGGTTCAGGCCATTCTCAGCGGTCGCAAGACGCAGACGAGGCGGGTTATCAAACTCCCGCTTATCGATAAGAACATGGGTTGTGAGCTCTCCGGAAATGAACTGGCTGGAGAAGTTTCCGCCGGTGATTACCGCAACTGCCCACTGGGCCAGCCCGGCGATCAACTCTGGGTGCGGGAGACATTCGCTACAGGGTTATGCACTAAAACCACTAAGGCGTACAAAGCAACACATAAGGCTGAGGATTTGGAGGAAGGTTGGCTGGAAAAAATAAAATGGCGCCCATCCATCCACATGCCGCGCTGGGCCAGCCGTATTCAGTTGGAAATAACCAATGTTGGCGTTCAGCGTCTTCAGGATATCAGTTCAGGTGATGTTGTCCGGGAGGGTATTTGCCAACTTCCTGCTTCTGGCCGGTACTGCATCAATCCGGGTGATCAGTATTTGGGTGGCGCCAGCCACGATGCCCGAGAGGTTTTTTATTGGTTATGGGATTCCATATACGGCGGCGATTCAAAACAATGCTGGAAAGCAAACCCGTGGGTATGGGTGGCCGAATTTAAGCTCTTAGCGCCAGCAGGAGAGCAGCCATGAAAGTATACATCGCCGGGCCGATGACCGGCCTCCCGCATTTCAACCGCCCTGCTTTCAACCAGGCCGCGCTAAACCTGTCATTCGAAAAGCATGTCCCGCTTAATCCGGCGATCCTGCCGGACGGCCTGACCGAAGCTGATTACATGGCCGTCGGCATTACGATGCTGCAGCGTGCGGATGCAATCTTCCTGCTGACCGGCTGGCAGTTCAGCGCAGGTGCCAGAGCTGAACATGCGCTGGCCTTGAAGTTAGGTTTGGAAGTAATCGAACAGAGGGAAAGTCGCCATGACTGAGACAACCCATCATCAGATAGGCTTGCTGCAGCATGCACTGGGTATCACCGAGAATCGCCGGGAACCATACCGTAATTATTTCCTCGCCAGCAGCGGTCACAGCGACAGTGCCGACCTGGAATCTCTGGTGTCTGCTGGCCTGATGACTTCCCGCGCGGCGCCGTCTTTCTGCGCAGAAAATGATGTCGTTTATCACGTTACGGATGCTGGTCAAGAGATCGCAATTGCGGCACTGCCAGCGCAAAAGAAACGCACCCGATACGAAGAATATCTGGCAGCTGATTATGGCCACTCGTTTGCTGAGTGGCTGGGTATTGATGTGCCGAAAATTGAATACGGTTCCTGGTATCCGAACGACGGCAAATTCCGCATGGTTTCCCACCGTGCAGCCGGGGAATGGTGTGATACCCAGAAAACAGCCAAGGCCAGTTACAAACGGGCACTGAGTGCCAGCAAAGAACTTCGGGAGGCTGTATGACTGATACAACATTCTGGTCCGCCTATGGAAAGCTCTGCAAAAAGCGCTCCCGCACATACATCGGAAATGGCCGTTTCTATTACGGCAGCATGAATCAAATTCAGGACGAGAAATGGAGAACATGCCATGACTGACAAAACAGATATCGCGGCGCTGCGTAGCGAAGCAGCAAATATCATCGGCCTGCTCACTACGGAGGGGCATCAAAGTTTCACGCTCGATAAAGCTGCTGATTTCTTTGACGATGTATTCCGGCTGCTCGAAGCAGAACGCCAGCGGGCTGAGAACTGGTCAGTCAGCTTTGAAAATGAGCGTCTTCGTGCTGATAAGCTTGCCGCGCATATTGAAGCGCTGAAAGGCGATCAGGTGCCGGTGGCTTTAGTGGACGAGCGGCAAGGCAGCGGCGGTTTTTGTTTAACTCAGCACGGGCGCAGACTCAATCTTCCGCACGGTACGGAGCTATTCACCGCCCCGCAAAAGCCGGTCTTGCATCCAGACACGAAGCGCATGGACTGGCTGGTTTCACAACATGTGGAAGTGCGTACACCGATGGTTTACGGGAGTCATGCGCGATTTGTTGCACAGTGCGACAGCGACGATTGCGAAGAGTATCACACTACCTTACGTGAGCAGATTGACGCAGCAATCGATGCCGCTGGCGGCTGGGTTTGTACGAGTGACGAACGCCTGATGCAGGACATGAGCGGCATCGTTGTTGAGCCAAATTTTCGGGAAATCTCAAATTCGTCAACCGGTACTTTTCGGGAAAACCTGGAAACGTCAACTAATTGCCCTAAATGTGGTGGCAGTGGCTCTTATCACTGCCCGCAAATGCTTGGCACGGTTGAATGCGAGTGTGGTGGTGATCATCAGTCCTCAGCGCCAGCAGTCCTTAGGGATGTGCTAACTGCCGTCTCTATCGGCGGCAGCCGGACGGAACTTATCGACGCACTCACGGCAATCAAACCTAAGTTCGGTGCGCCTGGTTCCCGTGACGTTGACGTCCGCGCAGCGCATGTGGCCATCGATAAGGCAATCGAAAAACTTTCAAATCTGTAAGCCGGTGTGCAGTCGGCTATAACTAAACGTGTGGAGTGATTTATGGCGAGAACATTAACGTTAGATGCATGGGCTCAGGATGAATTCTCAGATCCAATACCAAGCAGGCCAACCCTGATGAAGTATGCAAAGAGCGGCATGATATCTCCACCACCCTTCAAGGCTGGGCGGTGCTGGCGTGTTGAAGCGTCGGCGCGCTTTATTGGCATGGCTGATAAGCCAGTGGTCAAGAAGGATGATAATCCGCGTTTAAAAAGGATTCTCGAAGATGGCTCGTCCACGTAAATACAACGTGAATATTCCCGGTCTCTCCTGCTATACCGACGCCAGAACCAAAAAGGTCTACTGGCGTTATAAGCATCCTGTCACCGGAAAGTTTCACGGGTTAGGAGATAACGAGGAGGAAGCGCGTCAAACAGCGATCGACGCCAACACCCGACTGGCAGAACAGAAAATGAAGCACATGTTCACTATTCGGGAAAAAATCAGCACGAAGCTTGGCATGTCGATCACCGTCTCCAGTTGGCTCGACAAATACATAAAAATTCAGGATGAGCGGCTCAAAACCGGTGAAATTAAACTGAATACTTTGAAGCAAAAAACAGCGCCAGTTGAGGCCTTTCGGCGTGAATGCGGATCGATGGAGCTGCAGTCGATTGGGGCAAAGGATATTGCCGCCATCATTGAGCAATACAAAGACCGTGGCCAGCGCCGTATGGCTCAGGTGGTTCGCATGGTGTTGGTCGATGTCTATAAAGAAGCGCAGCATGCGGGTGAGGTTGATCCAGGCTACAATCCGGCAATGGCCACAAGAAAACCGGTAAACCGGGTGCAGCGTGAGCGCTTTGATATCGAAGAGTGGCGGGTAATTTTTAAAGCAGCTGAGACCGCTCAAAACTATGTGCAGAACTCGATGCTGTTGGCAGTTGTGACCGGTCAGCGCCTGGGTGATATCTCACGCATGAAATTTTCCGACGTATGGGACGATCATTTGCACATCGAACAGGAGAAGACTGGTATGAAGCTGGCGATCCCCCTTTCGTTACGTTGCGATGAACTGGATACCTCGCTTCGGGATGTAATCACCCGGTGCCGCGACATGATAGTCAGCCCCTATATTTTGCACATCCACCATACGACAGGAAAAGCAAAACGGGGCGGCCAAGTTTCCAGCGCATCCATCACAGCATCGTTTTCCCAAGTCCGGGATCGCAGCGGTTTAAAATGGACAGAGGGAACGCCGCCATCCTTTCACGAACAGCGCTCCTTATCGGAACGTTTATACCGGGCTCAGGGCATCGATACCCAGAAATTATTGGGCCACAAAAACCAGATAATGACTGATAGATACAACGATGACCGCGGGAAAGATTGGGTGGTTTTGGCTATTTAAACAGTATGATTTTCGTTCGGTTTTGCAGAAGAGTTTTGCAGGGGTTTTGCAGAAGAATTTTTTGAGGGGTGAAAAACAAAGGGGGCGCGATGCCCCCGATGTCTACTTCAACAATTTCGCAATTACATATTGGCGATCATGTCGTCGGCAAACTCGCTACATTTGCGCAGCTTAGCGCCTTCCATCAGACGTTCGAAATCGTAAGTGACAGTTTTGGCGGCGATTGCGCCTTCCATGCCTTTGACGATCAGGTCTGCGGCTTCGAACCATTCCATATGACGCAGCATCATTTCTGCGGACAGAATGATTGAGCCCGGGTTCACTTTGTCCTGACCGGCATATTTCGGTGCAGTACCGTGAGTGGCTTCGAACAGTGCGCAATCAGAACCGATGTTTGCGCCCGGTGCGATACCGATGCCGCCAACCTGCGCCGCCAGGGCGTCAGAGATGTAGTCACCGTTAAGGTTCATACACGCGATAACATCGTATTCAGCCGGACGCAGCAGGATTTGTTGCAGGAATGCGTCAGCAATAACGTCTTTAATGATGATGTCTTTACCGTTGTTCGGGTTCTTGATTTTCACCCAAGGCCCGCCGTCGATCAGCTCACCGCCGAACTCTTCACGCGCCAGCTGGTAGCCCCAATCCTTGAAGGCACCTTCGGTGAACTTCATGATGTTGCCTTT